CTTCTCGCCCTTCTCGCCCTTCAGCTCATCTTTCGACGGCAGCGCCTTCAGCGCCGCGTCGATCACCGGCCGGACTTCCGCCATCACCGCTTCCAGGGTCACCGAAGATCCGTCCTCGCCATCCTTTCCGTCGATGCAGCCGATATTGAAATCGATCTCATTGCTCATTTCGAACACAAGTTCGCGCGTTTCGTTGAGCTTGATATCGATGACATCTATGCCCCGGTCTCCCTTGTCGCCTTTCTCGCCGCGCTCTCCCTTAAGCTCCTCTTTCGACGGCAGCGCATCGATGGCGCCAAGGACCCGTTCCTCTGCGTCCTCGACGACGGCGGCCAGTGTGCGCTTGGTTTCGTCGGTCAGCGCCGATACCGCTGGCCCGATCTTCGCCATAACGTCATCAAGGGTGACGCTCTCGCCCTTTTTCGCATCAGCAATCGACTTCAGCGCATCAAGGGCGCCCTCGACGCGCGCCAGCCTTTCCAGGACAGGCGCGAGCGCATCGGCGGCGCTGCGCTTTGCATGGTCGCGAACGCTGGCGACGATGCCGGCGGCGAAGCGTTCCGGATCGAAACTCATGAAAGGAGTCCTTTCGAGAACGCAGCGAGCGCGCGTTCGGTCGCGTCATCGTCATTATTGTCGTCATTGGCGGGCGACGGCGCGGCGCCGCCGCTTTTCTTCGGCACGCCGCGAGACGGATCGGCGACGGCGGCGGAAGGCCAGTATTGCTCCTGCACGAGAAGATCGTCACCGCCCGCTTTCGGCGGCTTGTTGTCTTCCCGACGCGCTTCGTTAAGCGTCCACCAGCCGCCGGTGACGCGCTCTTTCATCACTTTCGCCTTGGTCAACGGGTCCATGCGCAGCATGTCGCCCTCGTCGAGATCGACCTTGTAACCCTTGGGCAGTTCGAGCCCGAGCGTCATCGCCATTTCGTAATTCACGACATGGGTCTGCTGACACTGCGAATAATATTCCTGATCGAGCTGACCGCCATTCGCGGCCGCCGGCGTCGACGCCGCGTTCAGCTTGTAAAGCGGCACACGGTAACAGGTGGCGATCTCTTCGCGCGTCAGCTTCAACTGTTCGACTAGCTGCGAATCCTTCGCCGTCTGCGAGAACGGCTTGTAGTCCATGCCGCCGGCGAGCACCGCAGTCTTGCCGTAATTCTCGCCGCCGTAATTCTCGCTCCACAACCGCTTGTAAAGCTCGATTTTGTCTTCATCAACACTATCGGGAATGACCAGGGCGCCGCCAGGCTGCGCGTTGTTTTTCCAGAAACGCGCGGCGCGCTCCTGAATTTCAATACCAAGAGAGGCGATTAGAGACGCGGGATGCAGCGGCGACACGCCGACCAGCGGGTGGTAAAGCGTGTTGAAACGGTCATGGATGATCTCGCTTGCCGGAACGATCGTCGCCTCTTCAAGACCGGCGAGATTATCCGGATACAGAGCATAGAACACCGACCCGCTTGGCGAGACCATGGGTTTTGTGCGCCATGGATCGAGAATGTAGAGCGCGCGGACCGACCCTTGCAACCTGCCTTTGAGCGCATAGGTGTTGCCGCTCGACAGTTTCGATTGCATCCAGCTTTCATTGAATTGCAGGATGTTCTGGAAGGCGTTCGGCCGAACGAGCAGATCGTCCACATAAGACAGCGACGCGCGCTCATAGACCTCAGCGGCGGCGTTCCATTTTAGGAGGCGCGCCGTCAGCTTGGCGAAATCCTGCGAGATCAGCCCCTGCGCCGCAAAGGCCGCTGGCACCTGCAGGATATCCTCGCGGTCGGCGCGTATGCGCCGCTGCCACTCGCCCGGTCGCCGTTCGACGATCCGCTGCCAGCGGCCGCCGGACGGAATCACCGTCTCGCCAATACTGATGTCGCCCTTCGCGGTAAAAGCGGTCAGGGCGCGCCGGAAAGGCGCAAGCATGTTCATGCCTCGCGCTTCCGCTTAGGCGTCGGTCTTGGATGATGCTCTACGCCGTTTCCGCGGCTTTGACGCCGGGATTTCGTTGACCTCCTCTGAGGATGATTCTGACGCGTCAGCATCTGCAGCTTCATGCGTCGTTTCTTCCCGCGCTTCAGACACCGTCTCTTCCGCAGCATCGTTTTCACCGGCTTCCGCAACTGGCGGCGTTTCGGAAATGAGGTCCGCCGGCGTTACGGGCAGCTCGGACGCCGGGGCGGTCACAACTTGCTGCGGCGCACCAGTCTCGGCGGGCGGCTGGTCCGTTCCCCAGTTCATGGCGCGCACTATCCGTAGATCCTTGTTCTTGCATTCGAACGGTTCGCCGGCGACAAGCATGCGGTTTTCGTATTTGTTGAGTTTGCCGGTCGCATACATCCGGGTTCTGTCGTGGCTCATGGCGTCCTCTCTCATAAAGCGCGCATAAAGACCTGCGTCATCGCCGATCCATTGCCGCAGCAGGGTCATGTCGGGGTCGGGATATCCCGCCATCTCGCGATGGCCGGCGGCAATACCCGGGCGTCCGGGCAGGCCCTTCATCCCGACGGTCAGGGCCGTCTCGAATAGATGTTTGGTCGGCGCAGGATCGCGCCACAGTTTGAAATCATAATAGGTCGAAAACTCGGCGAGCGTTCGCTTGAGCGCATCAATGGCGCGGCCGCGCAACGCCGAAGATCTGAGACTCGCATGAAAGGCGTTGTTCAGATAGTTGCCGCGGCGCATGGCGGCGTTGTAATAGCGGGCGTTCGGTTCCCCCACGAGCTCCGCGCGCCTCAGCATGGCGTCGACGGTCGAGAGCCAGCGCGGATCGTACCAATCATCGTCTTCAATGACGACGAGGCGCAATTCCTCGCCGGTTTCGAAGGCAAGTGTTTCGGCGGCGGCGAGGCCGGCGGCGAGATTGCGCGCCTGGGTGTTATCACCAGGGCTCCAGAAAGGCTCCGGACGGAGCACGATGCGGCGCCAGCCTTCGCGGCAGTCCGAAAGCGGTTGCGGTTCCGCGCCGTCATCGACGACGATCCACGTCACCGGTCCCTCGTAGTCCTGGCGAAACATCATCCGCTCGCACAGATCGAACGCAGCGGGCCGCGCGCCGGTCGTCGTCAGCAGGGTCAGCATGCGCGCGCGAAGCCCATCTCGTCGGCGCAGGCGCCGCACATCTTATATCGGTCGTAGCGTCCATGCCTAAAGGCGCGCCGGGCGCTCTCCATGACCGCATTCTCCCGATAGATATCGAACAGGTTCAGATCAGCGATGGTCGGTAAATCGCGGCGGCTTTCATGTCCCCAATCCATGCAGCAGATAATCAGCGATCCGTCGAAAAGGACGTTGAGATTGAGATCGGGCTGGCGGCAATATCCGCCAAGTTTGAAGCGGCTCCCCTTGCCCTTGGCCAAGACGCCGTCTAGCAAACCGCCGCGGCTGTTGGCCCAGAACTCGGTGTTCACTTTGACGCCGGGAAACGCATCGCGCAGGAGGCCGACATCGACGTCAGGCAACACCGGACAGTTGATCTCGACCGCAACCTTGCCGCGCGCTTCGCGAATGAAGCTTTGCGTGTTTCGTCTGGTCGTCTCCCAGTCGAGTTTCATGATCGCCGCATATTGCGCGGGGTCGGCGGAACTGATGTTCACATGCACCGTGCGCGGCCGCGCCTCGATCAGCGCCGCGCGACGCTCCGGCGTCAGCAGCGCGGCATTTGTCGACAACACGACGAAGGCATCCGTCTTTTCGTTCACGTCGGAAATCTTCGCCGGCAGATCTTTGACGAGCAGCGGCTCGTGATGGAGATAAAGCCCGACCTGGCCGTGATAGCCGTCCGCTGCGATCTGGCCGATCAGCAGGCCCCATGTCTCGCGCGACATCGACCCGCCCGGATGTTTGCCTACCGCGCCATAGGTGAAGGGATGCGGACAGCTCGAACAGCGCGCGTTGCAGCCGGTCGTCAACTGCACGAAGACAGCTTCCGGGTGACGCATCAGAGGGCCAGCAATTCCGCCGCGATTTTGCGGACGTCGTGATTTTTCTCGGCCCATTCACGCCATTGGCCTTTATGGGTTACCCGGCTGCGGATTGTTTCCAGGAGTCTTTCCTGTGTAGGGCTTTCCCCTCCCCGACCAGAATAGTTTTGCTTCATCGACAACGTCGTAAGACGATCGAACAAAGGCGCCTGATATTGCACCCGATGATCGCAAATGATGACGGCAGCGCCGCAGGCCATGGCCTCGACCGCCGCGCGGCCAGAGGCGGCGACAATTTTCGAGCGGCGAAGGACGTCCCGCGCCGTTTCCGCCGAGACGTTCCGCAGGCGGTGAAACGCCATGCCCATATGACGCGCGGCGCGGTCGAGACCCATATCGTCCGGCGACCTGTAGGAATAGAAAGTCAGCAGGTTTTCGCGCGGCTTATCGCCGGGCGACCAGAACTCAAGGTCGATGGGCTGGCGCAGCACCGGCGCGGTCGGCTGCTCCCAGTGATCGCGCCCCTCCTCCGAAGTGAAGACGGTCCTGATCGACGGGTTCGGCCGCTCGTCCGCGACGACGCCGTGCGACACGCCCAGGACGCGGTCGCACCATTGTGCCGCGCGATCCGTAGATGTGGCGTTAGCGATGAAGCCGAGATCGAAGCGGCCCTCCGGCTGCTTCAGCTCCGGCCCCCATACGGCGCAGTCGTGACCGAGCCGGCGCAACTGCGCCGCCATGGTCTCGATCCAGGAGAGCACGCCGCCATAGGGCGCGCGCCCGCCAGGCGGGTGCTTGGCCGTGAAGAGGATCCTCATACCCAAACGAAAAGGCCGCCCCATGGGGCGGCCTTTCCGTAATCGTATTGGTCAGGCTTACGCCGTCGGCGTGCCGTGATAGTTGCCGGCGGTGATGCAGGCGACGGAATTTGTGCGCGCAACCACCCAGTTGGCGTAGAGCTCCGCCAGGAAGGCGACCATGCGCGTCTGGAACATGGAGATCATGCCCGCCGTCGTGTTGCCCGTGCCGTTGGTGCCGTTCTGCTCGAGCGAGCCGTCAAGCGCCTCGAGCGAGGCCTCCGTCGACATGTCGATGGTGACGTCATTGTCGAGGGCGACATAGAGCGAAGGCTCATGCACGGCGATGATGTCGCCGGGCTTGACACTGTTCGAAACAATCACCGGCAGCTTCAACAGCATGCCGCCGGAAGGACCGAGATCGGGGAACTCGGCGCCGCCGAGCGCGTTCTTCAGCGTCGAGAGGCCGAGCGCCATATCCCCGCGCATGATCAGCGCCGCCTCGGAGATGTCTAGATTGGCGTTCACCAGTTTTTGCAGGACATTCTTGATGTCGGTCGTCGCCGCGTCGCCATCAGTGCCCGTCGGCGTCACCGGCGTGAGGCCGTTGGTGATCGATGCCGGCTTGACGTTAGCCGTTCCGCTGTTGGCCGGATCGACGAGGTCCGTGTCGGCGAGCGTGCGCAGCGAGCCTGCGAGCATGTTTCGCACGAGACGCTCTGCATCGATATTCGCAAATTTCAGATTCTGCTTCGCGAAATAGGTGAGACCGGTTAGAGAGGTGAAGCCCATCGTAATCTGGTCGAGCGCGCCTTTAGACACCGGCGCAGGCAGGCCCGCGCCCGTCCAGTTCGCCGTCGTAGCCTCGGTCTGGCGGCCGATCTTGTAATTGAACGGCACGCGGCTGACGCGATTGAGTTTGCCGAGGATGGTGCCCGCCCACATATATTCGACGAATTCGCTGACAAGATCCTGCGGATTCATCAGCGAGCCTGCCCAGGCGGAGGCGGAGGGCACGGCGCCGGCGACGGCGGCTTTCGTCAACAGCCCCTTGCAGAGGCCCGCCACGCGTTCGTCATAGGAATAATGCTCCTTGGCAAGCTCGACGGCGCTGATCCCTGACTGACGGGCGACGGCGACGCACATCATGGCGTGGGTGAAACCGATGCCCTTTTCGGCGCGATGGTTGTTGAAATAGATGCGCTCGTCGCGGGCGCCGCGGGTGCCGGTCGCTTCCGCCTGGGTCTTGCCCTCGACCGGCGCAGCCTTCTTGGCTTCCTTCGCCTCGATCTTTTTCAGGTCCTCGAGTTCGACTTCCATGGCGTCGATCTCTTCCTGCAGGCGGTCGAACGTCTCTTTCTCCGGCGCGTCCTTGGTGCGGTTCTCGTCGAGCGCTTTCTTTTGGATGGCGTTGCGCTCATCCTCTTTGCGCTTGATGTCTTCCTCAAGCGACTTGATCATTTGTGCGATATTCATGTCCTGTTTTCCTTGTACGGACTTTTGCGAAGAGGCCGCGACACGGGCCGGGGTGACGCTCACGCTGGAACGCAGGGACTTCTCTGTCCTGGCGACGGTCATGCGGCGCTGCGCCTCATCGAGAGCTTTAATGTCGAGTTCGCTCAGCGACTTCGTCGCTGTGATCTTGCAGTCTTGATTTGCCTGAATGGTGACCGCCGAGAGTTCGAGCCATGTCCACTTCAGGAAGCGCAGCCCCCCGGTAGCAAGTTCCGACACTTCGATGCCCCGAAACCCGATCGAGAGACCGCGGACGACGCCTTCCTTGATCTTGAACCACGCTTCGTCGAGCAGCGCCCTCCATGCTGGAGGAAACTCGTTTTTTGGGGTGATCAGGCGCGCCTTGATCTTGATGCCTTTGGGCGTAACCGTGGCTCTTTCCACCAGCCCGATCTCTTCGTCGCTGTTGTGTTTCCACAGCAGCGGGATCGGCAGCTCGAACACGGCGCCTTCCGGTTCGACGATATCGCCCACGCGGTCGGTCTTCGGCGTCGTCGCGATCCCCTCAATGACGCGCTGATCGCCCTCCTCATAGGCTTTCTGGATCGTGACGACGGACCAGGCCTTCGTATCGACAGTTTTGAACTGCATCGTTTGCTCCGTCCTCAGATGAAATGCAGCGAAGGTTTCGGCTTCGCCTTCGCGACAGGATTCAGCTCCAGAAGCTTCGCCGCGATAAACTTCGAAATCAGCGGGTCGATCTTCGCAGCGCCGCTGACCTCCTTGGTGATCAGCTTCATGTTCTTGCGCGTCTCGACCTTCGCGTTGCCGACGCACCAGGTCATCAGCGCCGAGCCGTCATGGGCCATCTCTTCATCGACCAGTTTCCAGTCGACGGTCTCGATGGCGGAGTTCATGCTCCAGGCCTGCGGGTTCACGCCGCGCAGGCGCGGATCCTTGATGTTGACCTTTGCGAGTTCGTCGACGATCACCCCGTAATGACCGTTGTCGACGCCGACCGCGTCTTCCTCCGGAAACAGGCCCGCCGCGTCGATCCGCTTGAGGTAATCGCAGACCGCGTCGAGAATATCGGCGCCCCGCTCGCAGAGTTTGAGCGTTCCCTCTTTCTCGAACTCGAGAAGCTTCGTCGCGATTGACTTGCGCTTTTCGAGCACGGTCTTGAGCGCGAAGGCGCGCGTCCAGAACAGCCAGCGGCCGGTCTCTTTCTCGCGCCCGGCGGCGGTGAAGCCGAAGAGGTCGTCCGAGCCGCCATTGTCGAGGCCCGCGACGATGACCTCGCACCGGCGGAGCATCGCCTCGAACGTGATCGACGGGTCGGCGCATTTCGCCCAGTTGTCGGCGCCCGCCCAACGGTCATAGGCCTCGCGGTTGCCGATCTCGACGTTGAGGTGCTTGGCGAGAAACTTCTGGAGGCTGTCGCCCTCGCCGCGCTGCGCCTCCGACAATTTGCGCGCGATCCAGTCGGCCATCACCGACTTGTTGAGATAGGGGTTGGTGACGTACCAGTGTTCCGGCTCGAGATAGGCC